ATGCCCGGTGACCATGTGTTGTCGGTTGCGTTGGTTGGGCGAGTACCGTGTCAAGTGATTGGAAAGATTGCCAAAGGTGACTGTTTGGTAACTGGCTCCGTGCCTGGGGTAGCGATACGTCTAGATCCTGCTGTTTATCAACCCGGATGCTTGATTGGTAAAGCCCTGGAAGACTACGATAGTGAAGCAGTTGGCACTATTGAAGTAGCGGTAGGGCGAGCTTAACACCAGACAGAAATATTTGTACTATCATTCAGTAGTCATAAATGATAGTACATATGAATCTCTCACAAATAATCAAACGATCTGGCTTGGTAAAATCTGTAATTGAGCAGGGCGGTAGTATACATCCACTAATTATTCCAGCCGAGCTCACAAACGGAACAGGGCTGATGAATCCCAGCATTTACGTGGATAATGGTCAGCTGGTGTGCAATATACGACATGTAAATTACACCCTGTACCATTCTGAAAACAAAAAGTTTCAACATAGATATGGCCCATTGCAGTATCTGCACCCAGAAAATGATCAGAATCTACGCACCTGGAATTTCTATTGCACACTCAACGATGATCTTACACTGAAACAAATAACCACGATAGACACGTCAAAACTGGATGTACCGCCAATTTGGGAATTTGTTGGCCTGGAAGATGGACGTTTGTTCCGCTGGAACAACAAGGTCTACATAAGTGGAGTACGAAGAGACACTACTACAAATGGCCAAGGTCGTATGGAACTCAGCGAACTCAGTGTCAAAACCAACAGTGTGCGAGAAATCAAACGCACTCGAATACCAGCACCAGGTGCAAACGCTACCTATTGCGAAAAAAACTGGATGCCCATCATAGATCAACCTTATCACTACGTCAAGTGGAGCAATCCTACCGAAGTGGTCAAGTTTGATCCTGCGGACAATACCACAGTCACAGTACACCTTGATCAGAGTAAATTTATATCAGGTCAACCCGACTTCAGAGGCAGCAGCCAGGTCATACCGTACGGTGATCATTATCTGGCCTTGATACACGAAGTGGACTTATTTAAAAGTGAAACTGGTCAAAAAGATGCTACCTACAAGCACAGATTTTTGGTATGGGATCAAGATTGGAACATAGTGAAATTCACCGATGCTTTCAGTTTCATGAATGCTGATATTGAATTTTGTTGTGGAGCGGCTTTCTTCCAAGACAATTTGTTATTGAGTTTTGGATACCAAGACAACTGTGCATTTATTTTAAAAATGCCCCAGACCATGCTTGCAGAATACCTAGGAGTTTGACATGCTGACCCAACGCCTACACGAATATATACAAGATTATAACTCGGCCAAGACCAATTTCAATATGGGTCGCGAGTATGAGTTGATCGGCCAAACCGGTGCCGCCATTAGTTTTTATCTGCGCACAGCCGAACGTTCACAGACCGACCTAGAACAGTACGAAGCTTTGATCAGGATGGCCTTGTGTTTTGAAGTGCAAAAAACTCGTGATGACACTGAAAAAGTGCTGTTGCAAAAAGCCATCAGTTTGTTGCCTAAAAGACCCGAAGCGTATTTCATATTGAGTCGATTGCACGAAGTCAAAAAAGATTGGCACGACTGTTATACTGTGGCCAGCATTGGCCTCAGCTCCTGTGATTTTGATCTAGCACCCCTGACTACAGATGTGCAATATCCTGGATACTATGGATTGTTATTTGAAAAAGGTGTAGCCGCATGGTGGGTGGGACAGACTGAACAGTCTCGAGAGATCATGCACGATCTCAAATTTAACCATAAAATGTCTGACATGTATGCGAATTCAGTCAACAGGAATCTTGGCAGTATTGGATGGCCCAATACCACAACACCTTATACAGCAGACAAACAACCTGCGGCCAGGATACAGTTTGCTGGCATTGACGATATTGAAAAAAATTATTCTCAGAGCTATCAAGACCTGTTTGTGTTGTCTGCCGCCAACGGCAAGCGCAATGGACGTTATTTAGAAATTGGCAGCGCAGAACCTTTTAAAAACAACAACACAGCCTTGCTGGAAACTGCTTTTGGTTGGACCGGTGTCAGTATTGACATAAATCAGACTGTGGTCACTGACTTCATGGAAAAACGGAACAATCTAGTGTTCTGTCTTGATGCAACCAAAGTTGATTATGCTAAATTTTTAAACACACTGGGATTCAGTGGTGATCTTGACTATCTACAGATAGATTGTGATCCGCCCACTTACTCGTTGCAGATACTCAAACGCATTCCGTTTGATCAGTATAGATTTGCCGCTATCACCTTTGAACATGATTACTATGTGGATAACAGCATACGAGATCAGGCAAGAGAATATTTACTATCAAAAGGATATGTGTTGGCGGCTGGCGATGTGGCCTACAATCGCTCTCACAGCTACGAAGACTGGTGGATACATCCAGAATTGGTCAGCACAGACGTGCGGGCCCAGTTGGTAGACAGCACAGACGGATTGAAATTTGCCGGTGATTACTTGTTCCCTGCTACGGCCAGGCCTGTTGAACAGCCGGTTGCCAAGGTAGTTGAACGAAACAGGATCATGGATAGATCCATGTCTGACGTGATCAACACTGACTACCGGAAAGGGTTTTGGGTAGTGGATAATTTCTATCGAGATCCTGATGCCATACGAGCATTTGCACTAGAACAAGAATATGAACCCAGCGGTCCAGGAAAACCTTACATAGGCAGCAGGACCTACAAACAGTTTTTGTTCCCAGGACTACGAGAAGAATTTGAATACATCATGGGAGAACCGATCACGGCCTGGGAATCACACGGCATGAATGGACGATTCCAGTACAACATCGAAGGCGAACCCCTGGTGTATCATGCAGACACACAAAAATGGGCAGCCATGTTGTATCTTACGCCCGGTGCTCCACACGAGTCAGGCACCATGACACATGCACTCAAAGGCACCAGCATACGGCATCGCACAGATCCTGATTTTTATCGTTGTTTTAGACAGGGTTCAAGGAATCTTGACAAGACACCATTTGAAGATGTTGATATTGTGGGCAATGTGTACAATCGCCTGTTCATATTCAACGCTGGATACTTGCATAGTGCCTGCGCTTACTTTGGATGGACACCACAAAATTCTCGCTTGTGGCAGATGTTCTTTTTTGATTGATTACTGAGACATTTGAATCTGGGCTTCCATGGTCTGGATCTTGTCTTGTACTGCATCAAAATTCACAGTAGACCATAAACCTGGATGCAATGGCTTGGGCCAACTGCCGCTGGCAATCCAGGCCCAGCCTTGGTGTTCTTCATTCAAGACCGGAACAAATTCTTGATCCACGCTGCAAAAAAATGTATGATATGCAAAACCTTGATCGGCTGTGGTAAATTTTTCTAACGGAACCAGTTTTAGATATTCGGGCATTGAGCCCAACTCTTCTACACATTCTCTTGTGATGGCCTGCATGAGTGTTTCGCCTGGCTCTACACGACCTCCTGGCAATCCCCAGGTATCTGGGTGCTTGGTATCGTTTCTCATGAGATACAGGTAAGTGTTGGTGGCCACGCTGTAGAACCAAATGCCCACGGCATTTACAATACCAGTGTCCATAGGCCTCCCTTGTATAAGCCTTGATAACTCTTTATCCATGCGTCACCAGTCCAGCGATACTGTAATTCTGTAGTTATGTTTGTGACATATTGATTATTGACTGGACTACTGGCACTATCAAATGCCACAACCCAGCGAGTTCCATCATATTCGATTATGTCATTGGCCATGGCCACCAATGGTTGCTGTTGTCCCAGGATTTCCCAGGACCATGCGGTTGGACTGGTTCCGGACCATGAACCAGTACTTTCGGTTAATAGATATCGTTGACCTTGTTCTGCTGGATCTAGTCCAGCTCCGGGCCCACTTAGCAAAGGATTGATAACAGCATCAACTGGAGCCAAGGTGTTGCTGGGAACAGTATCCTCATTCACGTTCCACAATAAGAATCTATCATCGCTTGGGTCATAGGTCACATAACCAATCACTTCTGTGCCATCTGGTTGTTCTAGACTTATGTAACTGATCCCCGGTCTTAGTGTACCATACATACCGACCACAGCAGACCACATGAGATTGCTGTCAGGGCTAGTAGGTGGTGTTAGGCTGGCATTAGATTCATTGACCACTTCAGGTTCACGTAGGACCTGTAAGGTATTATTGATCAGGAGTACCTGATAGTTAAATGGTGTAAATGCCTGTCTTGTTCCTAGCAACAAATCGTTATCGGTGATAGCTATACTGGCATCACCATTGGCATCGTAAATACTGGCCACAATACGTTCAACCACGCCCAGCTTCTTGACCTTGGCTGGACTGGATATCCACATGGGCAATCTAAAAGTCAAGGTAGCTATGTCAATAGACGCTTCAGTATTGCCAGAACCAATAGTGCGACTTGACCAGTTTACATCTTCTAAGTAGACTGTGGTAAGACTGGTCCAGTCTATGTAGTTGTCGGTGCTTTGTATTTCCAAACTGGGATTGAATAATACTAAAATTTGTTCTAGTAACTGCATCTTCTGATTGGTATTACTCGTCCACATGTCCAACTTCAGGGTCAGTTCAAACGGCACTGGCATGAGTCGATCTATACTGAAAGCATTGCCCTGTGTGGTTTCATAGGTATCGGTTATGCTGTCATAGGTGCGTTGTCGCACTCCTATAGTGCTGACAAAGCTGGGTTCCTGGATCATGGCACGATTGTACTTGAGATCTGTAATGTAAAAAGTCATTAGGGGAGTGCTGGGCAATTCATTGGCACTGTTCTGTTGTATGATGGTCTGTGCCTGGCGACTGCTGTCACCGTAGCGAACTGGCACACGCACTAAGGTATCATTCTGTCCAGATTCGTTGCGGCC